CTAGCCCCGGACGTAAGTGACGTTTCCGATCCGCTTGGGGCCGATCTTGCCCAAGCGGGTCCAGGGGCGGACCGTTTGCCGCTGAACGCTAGCGCGCTCGGCATGGTCCTCGATCCGCTCCCATTCGTCGCGGTGCTTGATCGTGGCGCCACGAATAGACTCGCGCAGCACTGTGATCTCGGCACTCAGTACCTTCATTGTGCTTACTTCAAGCTAATTTCAGGGCTTGTTTTCTGCTCTTTGACCTCCGAAAAGCTAACACCACAAAACTTTTCCATGTCTTCCAGTGAGAGCTCCAGTTCGGAAACTAACTCATCCTTGCTTAATACTCCACTCTCGATGACAATTTTTGCAACCTTATTAAGTAGAATAGGCTCTTCAAAGGGCAATGCACCGTGACCCTTGTCTAAGGGCTCATTTGTCCTCCACTTCTTGTATTGGATTTGCTTGTACGCGTTCGTTACTTGCCGGTCATCGAAGATGCCTAAGTCCTTGCAGCGATATATCATTGCTTGAATCGAAGTTTTCCAGCGAGCCTTTAAGTCTACGAAGCTTTCTACGCGCGACGAATACACTTCATTGGGAAACGACCTTCGAGGTAGCAAAAAAGCTCCGGCAAAGCGGTTTGCCTCATCCTCAACTTTCTTTAGCGTTTCTTTGTTTTCAATGTCCTCTCGCCCAATCCCTCGATGTAAAACAATGTGTCCAAGCTCGTGACAAGCATCGTATCTCGCTCTTGCACCAGATTCCTTCTCTGACGCGAGAAAAATGAATGGTCGTGGGCCAGACCAAAACGAAAAGGCCTCGATCTTCTCATTCGGGATTTTATATCTCGCGATTATTATTCCCTTTGATTCTAATAGTCTAATGGTGTTCGAGATCGGCCCAAGACCCAAGCCAAACGCTCGTCTAGTTTCTTCAGCTGCATTCTCTAATTCTTCCTCAGTATAGAATTCGCCTCTTGGTTCGAAAGAGGGTAGGTCAACAGCTGGAAAGTTAGCCACTTTATCAAAGGCAAACGCGAAGCTAGAAAGCCAAGATGCGAATACATCGCAGGCTTGGTTTCTACGTTTCGTATCAGGGCCGTTCTTTCTGAAGAAGTTCGCAGTAAGTCGACCGAACATAGGTCGATCTTCCTTGGTAAAAAAACCAATAGGCAGGGATAGTTCTTCAGAGATTTTCCGTAAAATTGGCGGTTCAGGGCTTTTTTCGCCGATCTCGTAGTAGGAGATTGATTGGCGGCTGACGCCAACTCTCGACGCAAGCTCCGTTTGGGTCATTCGTGCAGCAATACGGCCTTCGGAAAGCCTCTCTGGAATCAAAAGCCGCCCTTCATTCCTGTGGGCGGCCAATGGAAATTCTAATATCTTATTATTAGTCGCCATTATCCCGCCGCCACTTTTCGATTTGTTCTTTTAGAAGGTTCATCTCATCCAAAATATCATCTGTATGTTCAGGAGCGGGCCTGTCGTCCTCGACTAGGTGGGGGATATCCAAAAGGTTGGTTGAGCGCCAATTGAATTTGGTTTTCGAGTCCGACGCAGGGATGCCAAAGTGTGCGAAGTTCAGAGATTTATGTCCATGAATGAGCAGAATGTGAGGAAGTCCGCTAATTTCTGGCGCTTTGAACTCTGGAAGGTCAAAGGAACCCTGATTGTTCAAACGTGCATTCTCCCTGAACACAACATTTCTTGGTTGTATCGTAGGATCTGCTGTCTGGCTGACAGTCGCAATAGAGTGAGCAAATCGCATTTCTAAATAGCGACCTGTTGGCTTCGCAAAAGGCTTCCACCTGTAATCACAAGTGATTGAACCATTTTCGATAGCTGTAACCAGCTGTTTGTCAACAGCCCATGCAATCAAACGCCCGCGGTTGTCTTCGGCAGATTCAACCTGAAGCATTGGCGTGTCCTTCACCAACTCTGCGACTGCTGCGTACGCAGTACGGAGTACGGTTGGGAACACAGACCATTCACGCCTGAGTATCTGATCTTGAACAAAATCTTCTTCGATTGGCATTTATGGTCCTTGCTTGCACTGGCAGCCTCGCAACCATATCGGAAAAAAATTACAATTTGTCAACCGAAATATTCCTGAGAGCGACCTTTGGTTGCTCTTTTGAGGTGTTGCGCGTTGTCGTTCAGGCGTCAGTGTCTAAGACTTGCTTGGCGTGGCTACGGGGAGCTAGTGGGGCCGTTGCCCTGACTTGTTTTCATCTTGCCGTCTGCGATCGCGTCGATCGACAAGCGAAGATCAATCGTGTCGGCTAAGTTTCGCAGCCTTTTGCTTCTTTATGGGCCGCCTATTCTCGCCGTACCTGCATCTACTACGGAGTATCCGGGCATTTCCCTACGAGCCATGGCCTTCGCTTCCTCGAGGCTTTCTGCCACTACAAACATTGTTTGTCCCAAAGAGCCGTTCTTTGCCGCGTTGGTCGCATCTTTGGTGGGTGTGCCTGATCCATGGTACGATGCCCAAAGCGCTTCTTTGCCTTTCGTTACTAGGCTTACTTTGTAGTTTGACTTAACCATCTTGGCCTCCTGTGTCTCGTACCACGCATAACACAGGATTGTTCTTGAAAGGTTAACGGGTGGTAGGGGGGGGATTCCTCGCTAGCCCCGGACGTAAGTGACGTTTCCGATCCGCTTGGAGTCGATCTTGCCCTGGCGGATCCAGAGACGGACCGTTTGCCGCTGAACGCCAGCGCGCTCGGCATGGTCCTCGATCCGCTCCCATTCGTCGCGGGGCTTGATCGTGGCGCCACGAATTGCCTCGCGCAGCGCTGTGATCTCAGCGCGCAGGCCGTCCAGCTCGTCGGTTCCGATCATGACCATCATGCGGGGTTGTTCACCCATGGCTCATCTCCTCTGACAGTGCCGCTGTGTGTTGTTGAGTAGCGGTGCTTTGGGGCTCGTTTGCTTTCGCGGCGAACCCTAGCTCCCGCTCGAGCGTTTCGACGTCGACGCCATGGCTGCGGGCCGCAGCGCGCAGGGGGCCTGCACGATCAGAGCTCAGTAGAACCCCACCGGGCGTGTGCAGCGCGGCTTCCTTGGCGCGTCGGGCGTAGTCGGCCATGGCTAGGATCAAGGCGCGGTCCATTAGTCCATCCCCAAGGCGGATTTATAGAGGTCGAGGATCGCTTCCTCTTCGGCCACATCGTCCTTGTCGCGCTTGCGCAGGGCGATAAGCTTCTTGAGCACCTTGGTGTTGTAGCCGCGCGCCTTAGCCTCGGACATGATGTCCTTTTGCTGATCGGCGATGTCCTTTTTCTCGGCCTCAAGGCTTTCGAATTGCTCGATGAACTGGCGCAACTCTTCGGCGGCAACGCTATAGGCGCCATCAGCTGCTTTCTGGAAATCGGGGTCGTGTTTCATCGGTGGTTTCCCTTCCAATTTGCGGATCGTCTCGGCGGCGCGCTTCATCTGGTCGAGGCTGATCGGGCCGGAGGTGACGGTCTTGCCATCTGCGCCCTTGGTGCTGATCGAGAGCGTCGGCGCGATATCTGCCGCGCCCATCATGCCGCCGCGCTGTCGCGCGGCTTGCGGGCGATCTCGTTGCGGAGCGTGTCGATCTCGATGAACGCATCGGCCTGCCGACGCAGCTCGTCGGAAATCATCGGGGGCTGAGTGCGGATGCTCGAGATCACGGTGACCCGCGTTCCGCGCTCTTGCAGGAAGGCCACAAGAGGAACGAAATCGCGATTGCCGCTGAAGATCACCGCATGCGCGATGGACGGGGCCAGTTTCATCGCCTCTACGGCCAGTTCAATATCCGTGTTGCCCTTGATCCGCTTGCGCCCATCGTCGCCCTCGAAGACGCGGGCGGGCTTGGTCACCACGTTCCAGCCGTTGTATTGCATCCAGTCGATCAGGGGGCGGATCGCGACGTGTTCGTCGGACTCGGCAAGCGTGGTGAAGTAGCTGGCGCGGAGGAGGCGACCCTTGCTTTGAAAGACATCGAGCAGGCGCTTGAAATCCACGTCGAATTGAAGCGACCGGGCTGTGTAGTAAAGGTTCTGGCCGTCAACAAAGAGTGCCAGAGACTCGTCGTGATAAAACATGAATTCTCCTAACGTTGATTGAAAATGCGGCCTGCCCAGGCATCGAACTCGGTGCATAGGCGCTCGAAGCGGTCCTGGGCGTCGCGGTTCCAGTCGAGCTCGCGGCGGCTGGTGACCTTACAGCAGGTGCGCAGGTATTCTGCCGCTGCGCTGGCTTGGAAGCTGTGGCCCGGAAAGCCGCAGCGGATGGCTGCGAAGCGCTGAAACTGTGGGTCGTTGCACAAGATCCCGGCCCGTTGTGCTGCGGGGCGCGTGGCGGGGGCTGATGGGGCTCCGCTCATTGCAGTGCCCACCATATGAGTGCCGTCCAAACTGCAGCACCACCGATGACCCCGGGGCCGATCCACCAGCCGTGGGGGAAAGAGCCGTCGAGGGTCCGCTTGCGCGAACACCTCGACGCAGTGGAGCCGGTTTCATACGGCAGGGGGGGAAGGGTATGCGCTTTCATCATGCAGCCTGCTGCAACTGAGCCAGCACGTCGGATGCGGCGGCGCGCTCGGCGGCGTCGGTTGAGTGGCGCAGCAGGGTTTCACAGGCATCTGTCAGGATGTCTGATGGGATCGGGTTCGCGGCGCGGATCGTGCAGCGGGCATCTGCCACGCGGGTAGCGATCGCCTCAGAGCGCAAGGCCAGCGCCAAAGCCAGCGGCTGCTGAGCTGCCGTCTGGCGCCAGCTTAGCAGCTCATTGCAAATCTCGGGCAGAGCGATCGCCAGTAGGGCGCGGGTTGAGGCGTCGAACTCACCGCGCTGTGCGTTGAAGTCAGGATTGGCAAATTCGGCCAGCAGGCCATCGCTGATAAGCGGCTGTTCTTCGGTTGCACGCATCGCGCCCTCCATCGGTTTTATGGAGGCACGCTATTAGGACAAAAAAACTATGTCAACAAAAATAGGACAAAAAAACTACACCATGATTCGTGTTTGGTGCGTGGGTTAGGGCGCTGTTTGGTCGGCGCTTTGATGGTGCAGATGGAGGCTGACGATTCTCAGTTTTCTGGCAGGTGTTTGGGCTTGGTTCTCAAGATGGCGTCGTTGTGTTCGGCTTCGGTGCAACATAATGCGATTGCATTACAAATCATTTGTTCCCTTAATGTTCGCGAATTTAAGGAGGGTGTGTTGGGGAAAAATGAGTTTATTTGTCGTCTTCTTGAGGTTCATTGTTGTCGCGATTGCGCGCGTCGCGCAGACCTTCTCCGTAGGTTATCAGAAGACGGCGCTCCTGCGGTGATAGCCGAGATAGCAGGTCGCGAATACGTTGCGCTTCTGTGTCAGCCTGAGTCCGGCCGGTCTCAAACGCGCCAGACATAAAGTCCTCGAGTGTCGTGCCGAGCGCGGCGCAAACCTTGATCGCTGTGTCGAGGCGTGGGTTCTTTACTCGGCCTGACAGGAGTGACCGCAATGCGCTGTTGTCCAGCCCTGCTTTCACGGCGAGCCCGGCTACGGTCAGGTTGGGATCGTTATCGATTACGCGCTGAAGGCGCTGAGCAAACGTGGGTTCAGACATGGGTGCAATTCTATCGCTGTAGGATTTTTAGCCTATCGTTCAAAAATCCTTTGACGGCATAGGACAAAAAAACTATCCACGAGCTATGGATCAGTTCATTCAGACAGTGCGCGCCTATGCAGACGCGCTTGGGGTTCAACCTTCGACGGTTGTGCAGCGTGCTGCAAAGCTCGGTGGAGCGGCATGGGCCAAATGGGAAGCAGGCGAGGGTTCGCCAACGCTCCGAACCGCGGACAAAATTCTTAAGTACATCGAAGAAAATCCCGCCCCTGTGGATGTCGATGAAGCTTGTACGCCGTTGAAAGAGGCCAGCTGATGCCCGGCTTTGCGTTTTTCGTTTCATTGCAGCACCTTGCGGCGCTTTTTCTCGCGCGCACAGGAAACGGGGTTTCCAATGGTTGAGATGGCCGAAGGCAAACGGGGGCATCCACCGCGCCAAACGTTGCGAGCGACGTGGCGCGGCACCACGCGGGGTAAGATCCTGTTCGATTGCGAAGACGGGGCGGTGTTGGAGGTGTTGCTGCAGCCGAGCTGCTATCACGCCTTGTGGTCAACGATGCTCGACTACCCAGGGGACGCCCATCTTGATGCGACTGCCCAGGCTCAAAGGTCTTCGGAGATACCGGGCCAATCGCAATGTCCTCCGGTCAGATCTCTGAATTCGACAAGTGGGGACGTGTAGTGTCCGAGCCTTCTTCCAAAAAACACCGCGCTCTAACAGTCGGGCCAACCTGGGTGCCGAGACCTGTGACGGAACAGAAGGAAGCCTTTTATGCCTGACTTCCGCAAAATCACCCGCGCGAACATGAAATCCCTTGTGGACTGGTTCGGCTGCTATGATGCGGTGGCCGAAACCTTCAACGCGCGCTGGGGCGGCGGGTCCAGCAAGGGGACGGTCAGCAAGAAGGTCAGCGGCACGCTGGATTGGACGGTCGCGGATGTGGTTGCGCTCGAAGATGCAGCCGGGCGCTATCCCGTCACGCGCATGTTGGCGCGGCGCTTGGAAGATAGGCCGGCCGTCGATGCGGGCAGCTTGTTGATGGACGGCTCCAGCATCGCCAAGGAAAGCGGCGAGGCGATTGCGGCCATTCTTGCGGCGGAGCAATCGAGCGGCGCGGATGAGAAGGCGCAAGCGATCAAGGAAATCGATGATGCGCTGTTCGCATTGGGGCAGGCGCGGGTGCGCCTCGAGGGGCTTTCGGGGGCAGGGTGGTGATGCGCATTGATTGTCGCCTTCCGCCTGAGCCTGATTGGCCGTGGTTGATCTCGACCTATCCGGGCGATGTTTTGCTACATGTCGAACGGTCCTTTCAGGACATTGCCGATCGGATCTGCGGGCGCCTGGCCTATCTTGCCACGCCTTACACGCGCGAGGTGTTGGGCGCAGATTTGCACTGGGACCGGGGGCTGTCGATTGCGGCTGAGATCCGCGCGGCCCGCTGGGCGCGGAGGTTTGCGCTCGCGGGTGCGACTGTCGTATCCCCCATCATTTTGGCCTGCGCGATCTGCCATTCCGACTTTGAGGGCGATCTGAGCCCGCTCGATGAGGCATTTTGGGCACGCTGGTGTCAGCCGCTGCTCAATGCATGTGGGGCCGTGGTCATTCCCGCCATCGCCGGCTGGGATCAATCGCGCGGTGTCTGGCGTGACGCTTGCTGGGCGCTTCAGTGCAACGTGCCTGTCTATTTGGTCGCGGAAGGCTCGGAATTTGGCGGGCAGAAAATTTGCGCTGAGAGCGCCGCAAGGGGCGGGGGTGGACCATGACCCCATCGGCACCCAAGCTCGCAAATGCACCGGCGGCGCATTTTGATCTCGATCCGTTTCACGTCGTGGCGCATCGCGAATTGGCGGTGCGTCCGCTGGTTGCGCCGGGCGTGTGCTTGAACCCGATGTGTTCGCGGAGCTTTGCGCCATCGCGCAGCTGGCAGCGCTATTGCAGCGAACCCTGTCGCAAGATGGATGAACTTGAGATGCGCCGTGTCGGCCAAAAGGCGGCACCGGCTTTGTTGGCTTGGCGCATGGGGAAATACGAAAAACAGGATGCCGCGCTGCGGGCTTTGTCTCGCGCGGGACGCAACTATGTCACCCGGCTCCAATCGGAGTGGTATGGCGACCGGCTGGCGCGCGCGTCCGAAAGGAGGCGGCATGAGTGAAGCGGCGAAGACCATCAGGCTCGTGGATAGCGATACCCTGTTTGAATATCCGATCCCGTCGGGTGAACGGCTCGATAGCCATTTCTTCCTGACATGGCGCTTTGACTGGTGGCTTCATTCGGAATTCCGACTGCTGGCGGATAAAGAGGTCCGCGCGGTCGGGTTCGATCTGTTCAACATTGCGCAGAAAGAAGATCCGGTTGGCACGTTGCCCGTCGATGAACGCCTTCTCGCGCGACTTGTTGGCGAGACGCTTGAAGAATGGCGTCGGTTGATGGAGCGCCCGATTGGGCCGCTCTACAACTGGCAGCAATGCCGCTGCGACAATGGCCATGTCCGCCTGTATCACCCCGTGGTGCTGAAGGTCGCGCAGGATGCTCTTGGGGTGCGAGAAGATCGCCTGACCAAGAGAGAGGCTGAGCGCGAACGCAAGCGGCTGGACGCTTTGCCTGACAAGATGTTGCGCAGCGGTGCGCCCAAGGGGATGACCGAAGACGCTGTGGTCGTGCTGCAGTTCGATCAGTTCTTGGTCGATCATTTCGACACCATGGGCCAGCGCCGGCCGCCAATGATCCGCAAGGCCCTCGAGGCCTTCTCGTTGGCGCAAGACGGGGTCGACTGGAAGGCCGAATTCAGCCGTTGAGTTTCTTCCGCGTTTCTTCCGCCGGAAGGAACTTGGAAGGAAGTCGGAAAGAAACCGGAAGGAATTCGGAAGGAAACCGGAACGAAATCGGATGTTTTAGGATGGATTTGGCACGTTCTGCGCCGCGTTCGTTCCGATTTCTTCCGGGCTAAAAGGAAAGAAGAAGAAACTATAAAAAAATGAAATTGCCCAAACCGCCCCAATACCAACCGAGCCGTCATTTGAGACCGGGGCAGATGCAATGAAGAAGGCAAAAGTAGATGGACAGTGCCAAAGAGGAAACCAGCGGCGGCAATGATGCTGAGGTGAAGCGCAGCGAGGCCCGGGTGCGCCGCGAGCTGCTGGAGCCATGTGAGGGCTTGAAGCGCCCGCGCGGGGAGACGGCGGAGAAGTTTGAGCGCGAGCTGGCGCGGATTGCGCGCAGGCTTTCCTACATGAGCGATGAGAAGCTGCGCGGGTTGTGTGAGCTGGTCTTGAAGCAGGCCGTGAACGGTGTCTGGCCGAAACCGGCCTTGATCGTGTCCTGGGCGTTCAATCTGCAAACGCCGCCGCCGCCCAATAGCGATTATGTGGCCTCGGTCATGCGCTCGGCGATGGGGCGCGCGGCGCGGGATGGCGGCTATCTGGTCGAGCTGTTCTCCGATGCCAAGCGACTTGGCCCGCCTCCGGGGCGCTACATGCTGAGCGCAATTCGAGATCGGGCGCGGGCGAATGCACGCCGCCGCGACGGCCTGCGCTTGCAGATCGAGCGTGGCGAGACGCTTGCGCCCTCTGATCGCGATTGGCTGGAGCGCTATCACGCCGCCTATGCCGAAGCGGAAGCCATGGTGTTGGGCCAAGCCGACGTGAAACCAGACGCCGAGGGCGGGGCATGATGCATAGCAAGATCGAGGCGCAAGAGATGATCTGGCTTCTGGTGCGCGTGAAGCGCAAGCAGGTGGGCGGGATCAAGACCGTCACGGTGGGTGGCGAGTTTGAGGCCTATCGGGATCGCAAGGGCAGGGCGCGCAAGCGCCGTGTTCAGGGGACGGGAGAGCGCGCCTTCGTGCCTGAGCACATCTTGCGGCGGGCCGGGTTCGAGGTGTTCCTGCCGGTGAGGCATGTTTGGCGCAAACGCAATCGGTTCACGCCGGAAAAAGTCCGGGTTGCGCAGCCTCTTCTCGTGGACTGGATGTTTGTCGGCTGGCCAGCGGATCAAAATCGCTGGGAAGATCTGATGGCGCTGGATGTGGTTATGGGCGTGCTCGGCACTGGCGGGCGTCCCGTGGTGATGAAGCGCGAGACTGTCGCCAAGCTCATGCGGCAGTGGGGCGGCGGCATGTTGTCGGCGCGCTGTCATCAGATCGCTAAGCAGGGGCATCAGTTTGAAACCGGCGACGAGGTGCGGATCTCTATGCCGCCTTGGGAAGGGGTTGCGGCCTATGTCGTTGATGCCCACGGGCCTTCGGTGCGCGTCATGCTCAAGCTTTTTGGGCGAGATGTGCCTGCGGAGTTTTCTAAGTTTTCCGTTATGCCAGCCGGGAAGGCGAGGGGAAGGGGCGATGTCTAAATGCGACGCGGCAATGTCGATGTTAGGTTAGGGTGTGGCGAGAGTCATCGGTGAGCCCTTTGCGGACTGTTAAAAAGTCCAGACTACGTCCATTCGTAGTCGAGGCTGTCGATGCCCGCGCAGTTGAGCAGCAATATTGTGGTGGGATGGAAAAATGCTTTTTGTAGTAGGATAATTTGCGTGGCACCTTGCTGGCCGCAGAACACTAAACGCATTAATGGAGGCTTTCAGAACATGACATTGAGAATTTTCGTTCTCGCTATTGCGGGCATTCCTGCTCTGGTCTCTGCCGCGTGGGCCAAGGACTCACTTTACGTGCCCACCGTCCACATTCTTACCACTAAGGGCACATTCGAAACTATGTTCTTGGCAGGCTTCGAAAATGGCGTGTCCCGTACGGAATGCGAAATGCGACTTGAGGCATGGGATAGGGAGATGAAACTCACGGCAACAGTTGATGAGCTCAAGGCACAAGGGAAGAACGTCTCGGTCCGTTTGGAATGTGAGCCCAAGTAAGCTGGGTAGGCGCCACGAGACATATCACGAACGGCAGTTTTGTCTTGCACTCCGGACGTTGTTGCGGTCTGCAGCGGAGGTCGGCAGAGAGCCCTTTTTGCAGGATGCTGAGACCTCAACCGATTACAAATTCGAGGGGAATGTTCCTTAATTGACAACGTTTCTATGCTAAGAGCTAACCCCCCAACCTACGTCAAAATGGCTTGAAGAGAGTGGACCTAGAGCGCTTCGAGCAGAGATTTTTCGATTACGCATCGCTTCAACATACGAACGTTAGGGGTAGGTCAAATAGGATGATGACGATCACATGAGTAACCCATATCGTTTGCATTGCCGGGAACTTGACGGGGAACGCACAGGCATTCTCGAATTTGACCGGGATGGCGTTGCGTTGTACTTTGTTGGTTATGGCGAATTCACGCATATCCGGGAAGATTCACCCTCATATGTCGTGACTGAGGAAGGCAAGGTGGTCTCGCTACTCGCAAACATCGCGGGACGTCAGTCATCAACTTCAGTTGCGACCAAGTTCGGCGGGCGTGAATTTGGGCATGAGTATAACGAGTACCGAAGCGTAAGCCGAAGGGGTATTCGGTCGAATCTCGCAGTGGTCGGCGTGGATGCTTGGCGATCCGAGGACGTCGTGCAGCGCGTGACGTTCGACGTCGCGCATACGGAGCAAATCCTCGCTCATCAAGGAAAACTGCGATCGCTGGGAAGTAGCTCAAGACCATCGGATGACGATCTCATACTGTATCGTGCTGAAGTAGGTGGAATGGTTCTGACCGCTGGCTACGAAGTCAGCTATGGCCTCGAGACATGCAGCCTAAGGACGCACCGACCCACATTCTCGATTGAGTTCAGTGCAGGTTGCTCTTTGAACGCGATTCAAGGTAGCCTTTTCGGCTATCTTGCGTTCTTGTCGTTTGTTCTTGGCGGACGCATGGCGCCTGAGGAAGTGCGCATTGATCGTATGTCCTTCGAAGAGAAGATCCGTGCCGTTGAGGCGGGAACATATATCGACGACCACGCTATTATATGGAACTGGCCTGCCGAAGGACACGAGGCGAAAGACTTGGCGTTCTATGGCGCGCCCTTCATGGCCATGAACGATGGTGAATTGACCTCATTCGTCGCCGGCCTCATCACGTGGTTTGAGCGGATCGATGAGTGGCGCGCGGCCAGCGTGAGAATGACTGAAAGCCTCCGCTTGCGCCGTGAGATTTCTGGGGAACGCCTTCTCGCAGCTTGGCGTTGGTTCGAGGAGGTGCCTCCAACCAAAGCTAAAAGAGTGATAGATAACGATGTTGTCGAGTATCTTACCGAAGCTGCTCTGAAAGGCGCTCGTGAGAAATGCCTTGGCGCACATATCGAAGATAGGATCAAAGGATCTCTCACGCGGATCGGCGAAGAGAGCATGCGCGACCGCTTTGAGCGGCTTATACACTCAGTAGAAGAGCGCTTCGAAAGAAATGATTGTCTCGATGGTATGGTAAATCATCTCCAGAATGCCCGCTGCTTCCGAGGGCGTATTGCTCACGGGCATTTTTCTAGTCGCAATGCGGCGGAGTTGCGACAGTTCAACAAGGCGACGCTGGCTATGGAGGCTCTGTGTTTTTTGCTAACGGCACGCGACCTTCCTCTTTCTGAGGAGGCTAAGAAGCGGATCTGGGCACATCCCATTCTCGAAGAATACCAGCTTGCCTACGATTAACATGGATAGAATACTGGACATTTACCTTTCGGCAAAACATGGCCGTTACGCCCTATCCGGCAAAAACTCAACCCGCCCAGTTTGAACGGCGTCTTCCCGCGCGTTTGAATTTATCGGTTCAGGCTGACAAGCTGTGATGCCCACGGCTGCCTGTTTAAGTGCCCGCCATAAGCCATTCTCTGTTCCCGCATCGGATCGTTAAGGAGCACCGGATATCGTAAAGGGGGGTTGACGCATCACATTATCTTCCCTTAACAGTCGAAATTGACGAAGGTTCTGTGGCCCCTGTTGAAAGATACATGCCATGGCTCCGGGCGGTCGAAATCGCATGTTTTCCCCCGATTTCGACTGTATTCCGTCAAGTCCGGGCAACCACGCGAGAGCGCCGCTGCCTGTGACACTGCTACTGCTATTGAAGATTGCGGCCCGGCTGAAAAGCCCGGGCCTTTTTCATATCTGACGTTCGATTGAGATATGAACACCGGCAGTGGAGGGCGCGATGAAACGCATCTGATCTTATTTCTCGTCCATCGGCATGAAGGCCGGTCGCAGGTCATTCTGCGGCTGGCCTTTTTCATAACGGAAGGCGTGGAGGCTGCGATGTTCAGCGTAGGCGAAATCGATGTGAAGGGTTTGCGGCAGTTCGAAAACATGCTGGGCGCGTTGGGGGCGGAGGCGCCAAAGGCCGTGAACCGCGCGATCAACCGCACGGGCGATATGGCCAAGACGCAGGTGGTGAAGGAATTGGCGCGCCAGACGGGCCTGCCGCAGAAGCTCATCCGCCGCTCGGTCAAGGTCACACGGTCCTCGTGGACGCATTTGGAGTATCAACTGCACTCGGCGGGCGGTGACGTGTCGCTGAAGTACTTCAAGAAGCGCGAAACCGATGAGGGTGTGCGCGCCTATCTGGGCGATCAGCGCGGCTGGGATTGGTTCGCGGAGTCGTTCTTTCGGGCTGGCCGCTGGCCGCGCCCGCGCCAGCAGATCAGCTGGAGCCATGGCCATGTCTTCGTGCGGGTTGGGGGGCGGACGGATCTGGAGAAGGTCACGTCCGGCGTCTTCATCCCGATTGAGATGGTCGAGGGGGCGACGGCCAAAGCCTTCGAGGACTCGGTCACGAACAACCTGCCGCGCCGGTTGGATCATGAGATCAGTCGCGCCTTGGGGCTGTGAGCGCGCGCTTACATCACAACAGTAAGCGGCCCGAACGCGTCCAAATCGGCCCCACAAAAAAAGGGACCGTACGGCGGGCCAGTGGCACGCGGTGCGTAGGCAGCCCGAGGGATCGGCAGTCAGACGGCTTTTGCAAAGCCTTAACACCAAGGCCCCGGCTTAACGGCTGGGGCTTAACACTGGGGGCAGGTTGGCCGCGCGCCAGATTTAAGGGGGGGCTTTAGGGGGGCGCAATGAGCGTTGAGCGGTTTGTTTCACAGGCGGAATTGGCGCGCGAGCTGGGTGTGAGCCGGGCTGCGGTCAGCCAGTGGAAGGCCAAGGATATTCTGCGCGACGACGCGTTCTCCGAGCCGGGGAAGTCCGGCAAGATCATCCTCAGCGTGGCCATCGCGCAGGTGCGCCGCAACCGCGATGTCGGCCAGTCCCTGGGCAATGGGATCGCCACGCGGACCGCCGTGGAGGCGGATCCTCCCGAGGTGATCCCGGAGCCCCCCGAGGCGCAGCCCAGCCTACCGATGCGCGCGGCCGCTCCGGTCGCTGAGACGGCACCGGCCAGTGCTGCGGGCCCGAAGGTCGACCGGATCGAGGATCAGCTCAAGCGCGCCAAGCTCGAAGAGCAGCTGCGGCGCAACCGTATTCAGGCCGCAGAAGAGGCCGCACGCCAAGGCCAGTTGATGGCGGCGGAAGATGCCCGCGAGCAGATGGCGCGCATCGCGGGGATGATGCTGCAGATCTTTGAGGGCGCTTTGCCGGATTTTGCCTCGGCGATGGCGGCGCAGTTCGATCTGCCGCAGCGCGATGTTCTGCATCTGCTGCGCGCGGAGTTCAAAAAGGTCCGCAAGACCGCCTCGATGAAAGAGCGCATGCGGGCGGACACAGTGGAGCGGGCTGTAACAGCCCTGGTTGATCTGGAGGTCTGATGCTGGATGTTGCCGTGACCAGCGCTGAATGGATGGTGCGCGATGTGCTGGCGGAGATCTTGGATCCACCGCCGCCCGTCGATTACCTGACCTGGGCCGAAGAAAACATCGTCTTCTCTGCGCGCGAAAGCCCGCTGCCCGGGCCCTATAACCGGGAGCGGTTCAGCTATTTTGACGAGATCCTGGTGGCGCTTTCGCCCGATGATCCGTGCCGGATCGTGACCTTGTCGAAATCCGCCCAGCTGGGCGGCACGGTGCTGGCCAATATTTTTACCGGCGGCTCCATGGATATGGATCCGGGCGACTTCCTCTATGTCCATCCGACCGATGAGAACGCGCGGCGTTGGTCGAAAATGAAGCTCTCGCCGATGCTCAAGGGCACCACGGCGCTGCGCAATATCTTCCCGATGAAGGCCCGCGACGGGCAGGACTCGGTGTTTTACAAAGAGCGCCGGGACGGGCGCGGCGCGATCCAGATCTCCGGGGCCAACTCGCCGGCCTCGCTCTCGCAGGTGTCGATGTCGCGGCAGGTTCAGGATGACCTGGCCAAATGGGACATGAACAGCGCGGGCGATCCCGAGACGCAGGCCGATAGCCGCAGTCAGGGCTATGAGTTTGCCAAGATTTTTAAGATTTCGACGCCGATGGTGGTGCCGGGCTGCCGGATCACCAAGAACTTTGAGGCGGGCAGTCAGGAATTTTTATACGTGCCATGCCCGCATGATGAATGCGGCCACATGCAGGTGCTCGAATGGGAGAACATGCTGGCGGGGCTCGATGAGGAGCACCCGGAGCGGGCGCATTTTACCTGCGAGAGCTGCGGGGCGGCGATTGAAGAGCACCACCGCCCGAAGATGCTGCGCGGGGCCAAGTGGGTAGCGTCGAACCCGAAGATGAAGCGGGTGCACCGCTCGTTCTATCTCTGGTCGGCCTATTCGCTGCTGCAGTCTTTTGAGCGCATCGCGCGCTCGTGGCTCTCGGCCAAGGGCGATCCGCCAAAGGAGCAGACGTTTTGGAATGACGTGGTGGGCAAAGCTTACCGTGTGCTGGGCGAGGCCCCGCCCTGGGAAGATATTCGCGACCGCGCTGCGGAGGCGGATTACACCCATGGCAGCATCCCTGCGGGCTATCCGCTGCTGACCTGCGGCGTGGATTGTCAGGGGGACCGGGTTGAGTGGCAGGTGGTCGCGTGGGGCCAGAACAAGCGCCGCGCAGTGGTCGAGTATGGTGTGTTCAACGGGCATATCTCCGATGAGCAATGCCAGGCCAAGCTGAACGGGCTTTTGCGGCAGGGATTTCGCAATGCCTATGGGCGGATGATCGAGATCGACCTGCTGGCGATCGATGGCAACGCCTATACCGAGGACGTTTGGGACTGGGCGCGCAGGCATCCGGCGGCCCGCGTGATCATGGTGCGCGGCGTGCATCCCGAGGGCGCGCCACTGCTGGCGCAGGTCAAAAAAGAGCGCAACCGGCGCGGCAAGATCGTGCGCTATTCGAAGCGGTTTTTTAACTTCGCCTCTTCGGTGATGAAAATGGGGCTCTACCGCAACCTCAAGAAGGATGACCCGGAGGAGCGCGGCTATATCGCCCTGCCCAAAGGGCTGGAGGATGAGTTCTATCGCCAGCTCACGGCGGAGACGCGCAAGGCGCAAAAGGCCAAGTCGGGCTTTACCCGCTATCTTTGGGTGAAAGATCCCAACCAGGCGAACGAGGCGCTGGACACGCATCTGCAGGCGGAGGCGGCCAGCATTCGCCTTGGAGTGCGCACGCTGCCCGATGCTGAATGGGAGCGCGTGATGGCCGAGCGCGAATGCCCGCCGCAAGACGTGCAGGGCGATTTTGAAGATCTGTTGATGGCAGTCCAGCCGCAGGCCGCGCCTGAGGCGGCGGAGCCATCAGCTGACGACACACCCGCCGTGCAGGCCAAAGAGCGTGCGCGCTCGAAGTGGAGAAACAGGACGCGATGAGCAAATTCGCACGTATCTTTGGCAAGGCAGTGGGCCGAGGGCAGGCACACAAGCCGGTTGGACCTGCGCGCCCGACCGCCCGTTATCTGCGCGACACCAAGAGTGGCGTCATTGCCTCGCGGGTCGCCCCCCTGAGCAATCACCGCGATGATGTGCGTAGGTCTTGGGAGCGCGCGGCGGGGCTTGCGATGGATCTGATCCAGAACAGCGGGCGGCTGAAAGGGGCCACCGATCAGGTGCTGGCCGATACGGTCGGGGTGGGGCTGACGCTGACACCCGATCCCGATCTGGCGGGCTTAGGCTATGATGAGACGGAAAAGGCCGACTGGATCCGCTTGGTCAAGAAGCGCTGGCGGGCCTATTGGCACAATGCGCGCGAATGCGACATGCGTGGCAAGCTGACGGGGCCGCAAATGGTCGATATCGCGATGCGCTGGCATATCGCCTATGGCGAGAGCACGGGCGTGTTCGACTTCTTCACGGCCTCCGAGCGCCGCCATTACGGGATTACCTGTGGCACGAAACTGTGCCTCGTGCCGCCCGCACGGCTGGTGCAAGATACCAGCCCGCTTGAGGGGCTGTTCCAGGGCGTGCAGCACGATGGCAAGGGCCGTGCGGTCGCCTATCGGTTTGAGACTGTCACCAACGGCTTCAAATCGAAGCGCGATTATGCGGCTTATGATGCCGATGGCCGTCCGCTGGTGATGCATGTGTTTGATCCGATGGATGCCACGGATGTGCGCGGGATCTCGGTCCTGGCGCCTGCCTTCCGCAAGCACATTCAGGCGGAAATGCTCGATGATGCAACCTTGCAGATGGCGATCTTGCAGACGGTCTTTGCGATCACGCTGACCAGCGAAGCGCCCAGCCAAGACGCCTATGAGGCGCTGGAGGTTTTGAAGGAAAGCGAGGGCGGGACGTCCTATGCGCAGGAATATCTGGATTATTTGGGCTCGCAGCTCGACCGCGCGGCGGAAAGCCGGATCTCGGTCGGGGCGGATCCGCAAGTCTCGCATCTCGGGCCCGGCGAGCGCTTGGGCATGGAGACGGCAAAGATCCCGGGGCAGGATTTTTTGCCGTTCTCGAACAGTCTGGCGCGCGACATGGCCCGCACGATCGGGATCACCTATGGCGGCCTGACCATGGATTGGACGGCTGCGACCTATGCCAGCACGCGGATGGAGAATGCCTCGATCTGGCCGGTGGTGATGCGGCGGCGCGAGCGGATCGCAGCCCCGATGTGCCAGATGGTCTATCAAAACTGGCTCGATGAGGAGGTGGGGGAGGGCCGCATTCCGTTCAAAGGCGGATATGGCGTGTTCCGTGCCAATCGCGAGCGGGTGAGTACTGCGAATTGGCAGGGCCCGGCCAAGCCCACGGCGGATGATGCTAAATCGGCCCGGGCCTCGAGCGAGCGGCTGAGCAATGGCACCAGCTCGATTGCCATTGAGACGGGCGATTTGGGCGTCGATGCGGACGCGCTCTTTGAGGAGCGGCAGCGCGAGCACCAACGCTATGTCGATGCCGGCATGGTCTCGCCCTATGCCCCGCGGGCCCAGACGCCGGGTGTCGAGACGGAGGGCAAGCCGTGAGCACCATGAAGGTGGGCCAAGACATCGTGCAGATGGAGGATCCCTGCGCGATGGCTGCGGCGTTGCGCAAGGTTCGGATCCGGCTTTCGGCGGGACAGATGCGCGAGACGGTGCGGATGGACGGCGAAGAGGTGACGTTCCAGCGCGCGCGGCTCGATGATCTGAAGGCGCTGATCGCCGAATATGAAAATGCCTGTCGCCGCAAGAGTGGCGGCGGGGCCCGCATGCGCCATGCGAAGCGGTTCCGCTTCACCGGCTAAGCCTCAATACAACAGGAGAGAGAGATGGCAGTGATTGTCGAGGACGGTCAGCTGACGCTGACCGGCTATGTCGGTGAGTCCACGCTCGAGATCGACGGCTGGGTGATCTTTGACGGGTTTACCCATGCCGAGGTGGTCGCAGCGCTCGGGGAGTTTGGCCCGGACGAAGACCTGGTCGTGCATATCAACAGCGGCGGGGGCGTTGCGACCGAGGGCACGGCGATCCGCTCGGCGCTGGCCGATCGCGAAGGCCGGACCGATGTGGTGATCGATGGGATTGCAGCCTCGGCGGCCTCGTTGATCGCGATGGCGGGCGACACGGTGAGCATGTCGCTGGGCTCGCTTTTGATGATCCATGATCCGTCCGGGTTCACCTGGGGCACGGTTGAGGATCACGAGAAGACCATCAAGGGGCTCAACAGCTTGGGCAACACCTATGCCCGGGTCTATGCGCGCAAGTCGGGCAAGAGCGATGCAGATTGCCGCGCCATCATGCGCGTCGAGACGTGGTTCACGCCGGAAGAGGCGGTCGCTGCAGGCTTTGTCGATCGCGCCATCGATGATGCGGCCGAGGCGGTCGCGGCCTTTCCCTACCAGCACTATGCCCATGCGCCGCGCGATCTCGTGGCGATGGCCAAGAGCAATAACTGGCGCCCGCCCGTGCCTGTCACGGCGGGCTCCAAACCCAACGTCCCCACACTCGCCAAGGAAAAGGAGACACCCACCATGGCACAAAAACCGAACGCGGCGGCGACACCCGCGCCCCCTGCCGCCCCGGCTCCGAGCGCAACTGCGGTCAGTGCCGATCAGGTCAAGGCGCGGATCAAAGCCATCACGGAAGATGATGCGGCGCAGGGCCATGAGGCGCTGGCCAAGCATCTGGCTTTTGACACCGACATGCCTGCCGAGGAGGCGGTGGCGGCGCTCAAGGCAGCGGCGAGCGATGCGCCGGTCAAGCCCACCGAGGATGTGCCGGATGCGGCCAGCTATCAGGCGCGCCGGAGTGCTGCGTCCGATCTCGCCCAGCCCGCGCCGGGTCCGCAGGCCAAGCCGAAGGCCGCCATCAATACCGGGGGCATCTATGCCGCCCGTCGCAACGCAAAGGAGGTGTAAGCCATGGAAAACGTCACCATGCAGACCCGCAATCTGGTGTTCCTGCTCTCTGAGGCGGCAGGACGGCGCTCGCGCAGCCTGATCACGATCGCCAGCGGCGCGGGCAAGGTGTCGCCCGGAACGGTGCTGGGGAAGGTCACGGCGACCGGCGAATACGTCGCATCGCCGGCCGCCGAGACCGTCGGGTTGGAAGGGGCGGAGACCGCCGTCGCCATCCTCGCCTATGGGGTTGATGCCACCGATCAGGCGGTGGAGGTGGCTGCGATTGATCGCGATGCCGAAGCCAAGATGCCGATGCTGAAGTTTGACGTGTCGGTCGATGACCAAACCAAAATCGACGCCAAGGTCGCGCAGCTCGACGCTGTCGGCATCCGCGCGCGCTAAGGAGGACGCTTTTATGGAACAGTTTAACGACCCGCAATTCAGCGTCATTGCGTTGACCGCAGCGCTCAACAATCAGCCCTTCGTGCCGGGTCAGATCGGCGGGCTTGGGATCTTTGAGGAAGATGGCGTCAACGTCACCACCGTCGAGATCGAGGAAGAGAACGGCATTCTCGATCTCATCGAGCCGACCCCGCGCGGTGCGCCGGGTAATACGCTGGGCGATACCAAGCGCAACAAGATCCCGTTCAACATGGACCATTTCGAGATCAACGATGCGGTCTATGCCGATGAGGTGCAGGGCGTGCGCGCGCTTGGCAGCGATGATGCGCTGGAGACGATCCAGTCGCGCATCGATTCCAAGCAAGAGCGCCATGGGCGGGCGATGGACAACACGCTGGAGCATTATCGCGTGGGCGCGATCAAGGGTCTGATCGTGTCGAAATCGGGCCGGGTGCTGCACAATCTCTATGATCGCTTTGGCATCGCCGTGCCGGCACCGGTCAATCTCGGCATCGGCGGGGGCGATGTGGCCAATCTCGGCGCGTTGCTCGATGGGGTGACGCATTCGGTCGAAGATGATCTCGATGCCAATTACGACCATCTGCATGTGATGACGGGCCGCGCCTTCCACACGGCGATGTGGACGCAGAAAGTGGTGCGCGAGACCTTTCTCAACACGTCTTCCGCCGAGGTGCTGCGGCGCGGGGTGCCGCGTAAGTTCGAGTTCGGCGACATGGTGTTTGAGCGCTATCGCACCGGGCGCAAGGCAGTGGCTGCCAATAATGACGCGGCCTATATCGCCGATGATGAGGCGCGTCTGTTCCCGGTCGGGGTCTCTGAGATGTATCTGACGCGCTTTGGGCCTGCGGATTATGAGGAGACCGTCAACACGATCGGCCTGCCGCGCTATGCGCGTCAATATGCGATGGCCAATGGCAAGGGGCGTCATCTCGACGCGCAGATGAATGTCATCAACCTGTGCACGCGCCCGGCGGCGCTGCGGCGTCTGACGCTCAACTAAGCCCAGCTTCACATGAGAGACAGGAAGGCCCGGCGGGTCACTGCCGGGTCTTTGGTATGCAATTTGAACAGGAGAGCCGCCATGGCGCAGCCGAAGAAAAAATGGGTGGCGTTTCGGACGAATACGCCCGTGCCCGCCGCCGTGATCGGGGCAAAGGCCGATCAGAAAATGCAGGCCGGTCAGCCGGTGCAGCTGCCCGCCGCTTACGCGGATCATGTGGTCCATGACGGCTTTGCCGAGTTCTGCGACGCGCCCAAAGCGCCGGATCTCGGTCCGAAGAAAGCGGTCTCTGACTCTTCCCCGAAGAAAGGGGCGCAGACTGCTGATCTGGATGCGGCAGCCAAGCTGGACGCGGCCCAAGCCAAGGTCGATGAGGCCGGGGCGCATTTGATGGCCGTGGCCGGCACGGATGCGGAAGAGGAGGCGCGCACAGCGCTTGATCTGGCCAATGCGGAGCTGGCTGCGCTGCAGCCTGCCAGCTGATGGATCCGGATCTGCGCGCGGAGCTGAAGGCAGAGGTCGATGAGGTCTGGGCCGAGATCCTGCGCCATCTTCCCTTGGTGCAGGGCCAGCAGGACCCTGCACGCGCGCCTGTCCTGTTCGAGGCCATTCTGCGCACGGGCGATCGGGCCGTCGAGTCCATGAATTTTGGGCGCGGCAATACCGGGCGCGCCGGGATCACGGCAGACGGGGGGTATTTGCGCATCGACCGGGCGCTCAACCCTGATCTGTTGATCTGCAAAGGCGACAAGGTGGTCGCGCTGGCGCGCGACGGAGAGCCGGTCTTCGAGGTGCAAGCGGTCGATGATCGCTCGCATCTGCGACTGATCTGTGAGCTGGGAGATGCAAACTAATGTCTTTGACCATGATGGCCATGCGCATCGCCGCCGTGCAGGCGCTCAAGGCGGGCGGCACGCTGGTGGGCGATAATGTCCTCGACAGCCAGATCTCTGCAATCGATCAGACCGCAGATGGGCGGCTGCGCAGCGATCAGCAGCGGCCCTTCATCGCGGTCTATACGGATGCTGCCAAGGCGCAGGATCTGGGCCAGACGGGCCTGCGCGCAAACGGGCGCGTGGATATCGTCTTCAACTGCGGCGTCTCGCTCACCATGGCGCAGACCGACAAGGACACCGGGGCCTCCAGCATCGTTGAGGGGTTTCCGGCGACGGATGCGCATTTTGAGGCGGTGATCGATGTGCTCGATGTGCAGATCGCGCGGGTGCTGAGCGATCCGGACAATCCGTGGGCGCAGGTCTTTGGGGATTTTGTGCAAGCCTATGTGGCCAAGGAAACCGTGCGCTCGAGCAGTGCTGCGGAAAACGTGCGCCTTGCGGCAGGGCAGATGAAACTGACGCTCGAGGTCTTTGCCGATCCGCGCCTCGGCCAGGCCTTGCCAGAGGGCGGTCCATGGCCGCGCTTTCTGGCGCTGATGGAGGCGCAGGACATGGCGCAACGGAGCTTGTTCCAGCAGCTGATCGGAGAGGGGGCCAGCGCGGCCTATTCCGCTTTTGAGCTGTTGACGGGCATGACCCGCCGCGATGCGCAGGCGCTGCGGCTTTACAGCTTTGGCGGGGTGGCGCGCGATGTCGTGTTCACCGAAGCCAGCAACGAAGCGGAGCCGATCTGATGGCGAGCCTGTCTGATATTATCGATGATCTGCGCCGTAGGGTGGGTGAGTTGGAACGCCGCCAGCGCGCCCAGCTGCGCACCGGGGTTGTGACGCAGGTCGATGCGGGAAATGGCGTGGCCCGGGTGCAGCTGCAAGAGGGCGATGCGCAGATGATCACCGGCTGGATCCCGTGGGCCGAACCCTCGGCAGGTGCGAACAAGACGCATAACCCGCCCTCGGTCGGCCAGCAGGTGCAGCTCCTGTCGGAAAGCGGGGATCTCTATGACGCGGTTATTCAGGGCAGTCTGAACTCGGATGCAAACGGGCGTCCGTCTGCGGCGGGGGATGAATATGTGCTGGCCTCCGTCGGGGGCGCCAGCATCACGATCAGCGGGGGCGGGGCGTCTATCGTGATCAAGGTGGGGGGCAGTACGATCACGCTCACCGAGGCCGGTATTGTGAACGATGCGCCGCGCATCGATCTGAACTGATGCCTGCGGTCACACGAAAGGGCGATATGGGCACGGGCCATGGGCCTTGGCCGTCGCGCCCCAGCACAGGCGGCAGCGAAAATGCGTTTGTGAATGGCATTGCGGTGCACCGTCAGGGCGACGCTTGGGCGGTGCATTGTAACCCCGAGCATGTGTGCCACGGCGGCGTGCTGGCTTCGGGGTCCTCAACTGTCTTCGTCAACGGCAAGCCGATTGGGCGCGTCGGAGATCCCGTCAGTTGCGGGTCGAGCGTTGCGAGCGGCTCGGAAAACGTGTTCGCGGGCGGATAGCCCAAAATCCAAGGAGAGACCTATGAACGTCACGAAACCCGCCCCGGCGGACAAAGAAGTCACGAAACCCGCCCTGGCGGAATATGAAGTCACGACCGCGCGCGAGATCGGCGGGCGGCATCGCAAATTGGGCGAGATCCTCACGCTCGCGTCGCCCCAGGCGAAATACTACCTGCCGCCCTACGGCACCGGGCTTGCCGGTCCGATCGCGCCGAAGGTATCCGCCAAACCTGCCACTGCGAAGGCGGATGATCCCGCTGATCGCTCGGGCGCGTGAGGCGCGCCCGTGGATCTCAATCACGACACTGGAGACGCGGTCGCGGGATGGGAGGAGGTGGTGCAAAGCCTCCTGACCGTCTTGGCCACGCGTGTGAGCACGCGCGTCTTCCGGCGCGAATTTGGCTCCAATGTCCCGGCGCTGATCGATGCACCGATGAACGAGGCCAATGTGCTGGCGCTGTATGTGGCCATCGCCGAGGCGCTGGAGCGGTGGGAGCCGCGGTTTGAGCTGAGTGATGTGCAGGTCCAAGGGGCGGCAGGTGGGGCGATCTTGATGACGCTCACCGGCACCTACCGCCCCAAGGCGCATATCGGGGATTTGAGCACCGTCGCTGATCGCCTGCAAACCGTGCGTGTCCTGCGCGACCGCGTTGAGAACTGGAGCCTATCCGCATGAGCCGCTTTGCTGCATTGGACCTCACGACGCTGCCCGATCCGAGCGCCATCGGGGTGCTGGATTTTGACGCCATCCTTGAGGCACGCCTGGTTGAGCTGGAGGCCCAGCTCACGGACGTGTTCGAGGCCTCAAAGGTCTCAGAGATCATGGCATTGGCGCGCAATATCGCGGCCAGCCCCATGCGCTATCTCACCGAGGCGGCAGCGGCGCGCGAGCTGTATTTGGAAAACCGGATCAACGCGGCGCTGCGCTCGGTGTTTTTGTCGACCGCGCGGGGCGATGATCTCGATCAGATCGGGGCCAATCGTGGGGTTGTGCGCAAGGTGCTCGATGACAGCGATCCGGACACTCCGGTGCTGGAAAGCGATGCGGCCTTCCGGGCGCGGATCCAGCTGGTCATTGAGGCGTGGTCACCGCATGGCACGGAAGGCTCTTACGTCTATTGGGCGCTCGAGGCCGATGACCGTGTGGTCGATGTGGCGGTCTACGGGCCCAATCACGGGCTCGACCCGCCGATCCCGCCTGCCGAGCCCAAGATGGTTGTGCTCTCGAGCGCGGGCGATGGCACGGCGGATGCGGCGCTCTTGGATGCGGTGTTTGCGCATTGCACCACCGATAAGCGCCGCCCCGTTGCGGATAAGCTGAGCGTGGTGTCAGCGCAGATCGTGCCCTACGCGATTGAGGCGGTCTTGTATGTGACCACGCCTGAGACGGCCTCGGCGGTGCAGGCCTCGGCGCAGGCGGCGGCAGAGGCCTTTGTGAATGGGCGCATCCGGATTGGGCGCAAGCTCTATCGGACCTCGATTGCGGCGGCGCTCAACGTCCAGGGGGTGGTGGATGTCGAGCTGATCTCGCCTGCGGCAGATGTTGATATCGGCCCGTTTGAGGCCCCGCATTGCACCGGCATCACCGTGACGCTGCAATCCATCACCGGGGGATGGCGCGATGTTTGATGTGACCAACACGCTCCTGCCGCCCACGGCGACACCGCTGGCCAAGGCGCTCGATATCTTGGAGGAGCGGCTGTTTGCGCTGCCCGTCGAGATGATCTCGAAAGACCCAAGCGTGGTGGATGTGGGCTGGCTCGATCACCTCGCATGGGAGGCCTCGGTAGATACTTGGGACTCGGCATGGCCAGAGGCGATCAAGCGCCGCGTCATTGCGGCCAGCGCCGAGGTGCACCGCTACAAGGGCACGCCCTATGCGATCAAGCACGCGCTGTCTGCCTTCGATGTGGATACCGAGCTGCTGGAATGGTTCGAGCCGGACGGCGTGGCCGATGGGCTGGAGGCGGGCAGCTTCCGCGTGACCGCCTATGCGGGCCGCTCGCTCTATGGCGAGAGTGAGAACACGATCGACACGCGCATGGTGGCCGCGATGAATGCGGTTGTGCAGCGGGTGGCGCCGGTCTCTCGCAAGCTGATCTTCCGGCTGGGCGAGCGGTTTGAAACCGCAGGCTATCTGCGCACGGGCGCGCGCCCTGCGCATCTGCACCAAGCGGAGGTCGATCCCGGGCCGCGCCCGGAGATCGCTCAAACCGGGCCGATCCTGCGCAGCGGTTTGCGCGCGCGGCGGATCTCCAGCGCGACCCATGAGCTGCACCCTCGACCGGCCAGCGTGCCGGTCGCGGCTTTTATGAGAGTGGCGGCGCGGGGCCGCGCCGTCGATCAGAAAACCCATGACGTACAAAGGAGGACAGGGGGCTAATGCCGACAACACTTCTGACCGATATCGCGGAGGCCAAGATCACCGCCGCCGCCGGATCGGGAACAGCGGTCGCCATCACGCATATTGCGCTTGGTGACGGCAGCGGGGCCAATTACGCCCCGAGCTATTCCCAGACCAGCTTGCAGCGCGAGCTTGCGCGCCAGCCCATCGAGAGCCGCCACATCGTGGGCACAAATGCCTGGCGCGTGAAGGCGGAGTTCGATCCCGACACCCCGGCCTTCGCGGTGCGCGAAATGGGGTTTTTTGATGCGGATGGCGATCTGATCGCGATCTGGGCGGGCAATGACGTGGTGGCGCGCCAGACCGGGGCGATCACCTATCTGGTCGACTATGTCCTGAGCTTCTCGCGGGTCCAGGACGGGTTGGTCATCGTAAATGCGCCCGATGATGCTCTGTTTGATCTGGCGATCAGCACAGCTTCAGCTGTCGCAAACCTTCAACTTCAACAGCTGCGCCAAGCGGACGTGATCCGCAAGGCGCACGGTAACAATTAAGGAGTCTTCAGATGACAAGCACCGAGCAAATCAACAACTTGATCACCTCGTGTACGGAGCTGAAAAGCTATTTCGAGACGGCGCGCGACCGTATCGAGAGTGCAATCGATACGATGTATGACACCGTCCTGTTTTATGTCGACGGAGATGTGGGTGACGACGCCAATGATGGAAGCGTGAGCCATCCGTTCAAGAACTTCGGCAAGGCGATGAGTATGGCGCGCAACGGTGGCAAGACGACTATCCGCCTGCGGCAGGGTCAGTCCTACAATATGGATGGTGCCAACGACGACTTCAATTTTACCGACAATACGGTTGTCGAGGTCGCGCGATGGGATAGTGATTGGTCGGATGTGGACAGCCATCCCGAGATTCATATCGAATGCGATGTCAGCAGTGGGCTGAATAGCGTCAAGCGTATGGTTTATGCCTATGCACCGTTTTCTTTTATCGCACGCGGCGTTCGGCTCGTCTGCGATACGCCCATAGATACTGGCCTGGGATGGCTGGCGTTTCGGCGCAATTTCATCCGCGTTGGTAATAACATCGCTGGAACGACGATCGACGTGCGGTTCTACAGGTCGCACCTGACAATCCCTGCTGACGCAGCGCATTTTGCAGGGCCTAATTATCGCGAGACAATTCTTCTCGGATTGGAGTTTTGTACGATCACGGGCGATGGAGCGCTTATTTGCGATGTCTCTAAGGGGTGCGCCATCGTCTCGGTGGGCAACCTGACATCTGAGGGCACAACAAAGCTTCTCGATGGTGGGACGGTCGGTCAGAACGTTCTTACAAACAGCCCTGGCGTTACTGTCTAAGGAGAGACCAAAATGCTTATAAACATCAAGCGCGACAGTGCCACGATCTACAATGTCGATTCCGACAATGCGCTCGGTCTGGGGTTCTCGGCCGATGAAATCGCGAATGGCCTTTCTGTAGCACGCAGCGCGGAGGCCAAAGCGGAATGCCGCCGTCGCATCTACGCCGTGGCCTCCGCCGAAGCACAGATGAACATCTCGGCCTCGGTCGCGGTTATCTCCGGCAAAGCGGCCTCGGCGCGCTCCGAGGACGAAAAGGCGACGCTCGCAGGCGCCACCTCGATGACCGAATGGATCGCCGCCATGCGCGCGACCTGTGCTGATCTCTCGCAAGCTGGCGAGGCGGATTTCAGGGCGGATGCCGCTTGGCCCGAGGTGCCGGAAGACGTGGTCACGCTGGTCGCGCGTTTCTAACGCGCGGCCCTCACTCCTCAATCGGGCACTGAGCCCAAACCCTGACCCCGGTGGATGCCGGGATACGCCCGGCAGATCCTGCCGGGTTTTCTTTTGGCAAAGGAGAACGCCATGAGCTTTGCAAGTTTCCACCACGGCACGCGCCTGCAGGAATCCAATGAAACGCCCGTTTTGGTACAGATCGCGCAGACCGCTGTTGTCGGCCTTCTGGGCACAGCGCCCGATGCGGATCCCAATCAGTTTCCGCTCAACACGCCGGTTTTGCTCAAAGGCACGCCCACGGAGGCGGCGGGCCTCGGCGAGACCGGCACGTTGAAAGACGCGGTCGATGACGTGTTCGACCAGGTCGGCGCCTATACCATCGTCATCCGTGTGGAAGAGGGCGAAGATACGGCGGCCACCCTGTCCAATCTGGTGGGTGATGCCACGACCCTGACCGGCGTGCATGCGCTCAAAAAGGCCGAGGCCCAGCTCGGCATCAAGCCGCGGCTGATCGCCATTCCCGGCTTTACCTCCGGCGATGGTGCGACCACCAACCCAGTCGTGGCCGAGCTGATCGGTGTGCTCGACCAGCTCAAGGCTGTGGCCTTTGTCGATGGGCCCGACACCACCGATGAAGATGCCATTGCCTATCGTGAGTTGATCGGCTCGCAGCGGATCTACGTCGTCGACCCGAAAGTCTTGGTCTGGGATACCACGGCCAGCGCCTATGTGGCCCGCCCGGCCTCGGCGCGCTTTGCCGGGGTACAGGCGCGGGTCGATACCAATCTGGGCTTCTGGCACTCGCTGTCGAACAAAGCGATCAACGGCATTGGCGGGGCCTCGCGCACGGTGACCTATGGGTCGCAGGCCGACTATCTCAATGAGGCCCATGTTGGCACGATCATCAATATGGGCTCGGGCTTCATCACCTGGGGCAACCGCTCTGCAACCGACGAGGATCTCTGGGTGTTCCTCGCGGTGCGCCGCACGGCGGATTTTATCAATGAGGCGATGGAAAAGGCCTATCTGGAATTCGTCGACAAGCCGTTCTCGGCGGCCAATTTGAAGTTCATGTTGGAGAGCGGCAACGCGGCGATGCGGACGTTCAAGGCCTCGGGCGCGATCATCGGCGGGCGGGTCTGGATCGATGAGACGCTCAACGAGCCCACGCAAATGGCGGCGGGCAAAATCACCTTGTCGATGGAGTTCGAGCCGCCCGCACCGATGGAAGACATCCGCTTCATCGCGCATCGCAACATCCAGTATTACCTTGATCTGACTGCGACGGCGCTGCAGGCGGCCTCGTAAGCTCCCCCTCGATCCCTTTGCCTATGCCCCCCGTGAAGGCGCGCGCTGCGCCTTCGCGTCCATTCTCTCGTGCTGACAAGGAGTGACAGCTATGAAATCCACCCCCGCCTATATCCTGCGCAATTGCGCGCTCTGGGCCAATGAAGACGTGAAGGTCGGACAGTTTTCTGAAGTCTCGATCGCGCTGCCCAAGGAAAAGAACGAAGGCTTCCGCAATGGCGGTATGATCAAAGAGCGCAAGGCCAGCATGGGCTATGAGCATGATGATCTCGAATTCACCATGACGGCCTTTGATCCGGCCACCCTCAAGCTGATGACCGGCAAGCCCGGCACGGAGCATGTCTTCATGGTGACCGGCGCACATGTCGATGAAGACGGCGTGACCCATAGCGCGGTCTATTACGTGCGCGGACGCCTCGTTGCGCCCGATGCGGGCAACTGGAAGCCTGGCGACAAGGCCGAGATGAAATGCACCGTGGTGCAGAACTACGCCAAGCTGGAAATCGACGGGGCGGAGATCTTCGAGATCGACGATTTCGACTTCTCGGTGGGCGGTGTCAGCCAGACCGGCGACATCCGCTCCGCACTCATGCTATAAGGGGGAGCCATGGAGTATCCGATTGAAGTGGCGCTCAAGCGCCCGCTCACCGTGGGCGAGACCAGGATCGACAAGCTGGTCTTTGATGAGCCCGATCTTGGCACGGCGATTGCGGTGGAAGAGGCGGGCTCGGCGGTCGAGCAGCGGATCGCTTTGCTCACGGGCATGGCTGGGGTGGACCGCGCGGTGCTGCTCAAGGTGAAGGAAAGCGATTATCGCGAAATCACCCGGCGCGTTCTCGATCCCTATCAGGCCCAAGTTGCGGCAGAGCAGGGGGCGGATTCGGGAAACGGCGGGGCGGCGGAGTAGCAAAGGATCTGCGCTTTGCCGCCGGCTTCGTGGCCCGGGTGCTGGCCACGCCGCTCTCCGAGATCTTGGCGATGAAGATCAGCGCCTTTGAGCTCTGGCAAGAGAGTGCGCGCGAGATCTGGGAGGCAACCCAGGCCGGGTGATCTCAACCGTCTGAGAGCGGGCGCTGGAACGCGTTGAGCTGATCGCGCCGCATCGGGCCCAACGGCGCGCTGCGATGCGTGACGGCTCGGTAGAGCAGGATCAGAAGACCTGCGAAGGCCAGCGCGCCCCAAAGCCCGACTGCAAAAAGCCCAATCAGGATCGTCGCCGCGAGCGCGGCGGCGATCATCAGAGCGGTGAAGATCATCGCAAGGCTTTCCATGCCTTGAATGTAGTTCAATGAGAGGGCGAGAGCCATGGCCACCAAGCGTATTCAGACCCAGCTGTCGATCAAGGCCGTCGATCAGTATTCCGGCAAGCTGCGCGAGATGCGGACCGTCACCGGGCGCTTTGCCGATGGCGTGCGCACGGAAATGGGCCGTCTGCAAAAGATGCGCGGGCCGCTCAAGCTGATCGAGGATTTCCGCAAGCAACAGCAGGTGGTCGGTAAATCCGGGCAGGCCCTTGAGCAGGCGCGTGAGCGCGTGCGCCAGCTCAAGCACGCGATCACCACGACGCGTCAGCCCTCAGCCCAGATGCGCCGTGAGTTTGATCGGGCGCGGGCGGCGGCAGGGCGGCTTGAGGCGCAACACCAGCGTAACCGCCGCACCTTGTCTGGATTGCGCGGGCAGCTGCGCGAGACGGGCGTGAACATGGGCGATCTGTCGGGCGAGGAGCGCAGGCTCGCCGGATCGATTGATCGCGTCACCACCGCCTTTGGGCGACAGGTTGAGCGCATGCAGCGCGTGGAAACCATGCAAAAGCGCATCGCGGAGGGCCGCGCGCGCATGGATCGCTCGCTTGCGACGGCGGCCAATCTGACGATCGCGGGTCATGCCTCCATGCAATCGGGGCGTCGGATCCTCACGGGGCTGTCGGGGGTGGTTCAGGAGGCCGTGGCGTTTGAAAGCTCCATGTCGGATGTGCGCAAGGTGGTGAACTTTGAGGCGCCCGATGGGTTTGCGAAGATGTCCGACGATATTTTGACGATGTCGACGCATATCCCGGTTGCAGCCGATGGTCTGGCGGAGATCGTGGCCGCGGGCGGGCAGTCGGGGATTGCCACCAAAGATCTCTCCAAATTCGCCGAGATGGCGGCGAAGATCGGGGTCGCGTTTGATATCTCTGCCGATCAATCAGGCGAGTCGATGGCGAAGATCAAAACAGCCCTCGGTCTGTCCCTCGATGAGACGGCGTCGTTGTTCGATGCGATGAACCATCTGTCGAACAATATGGCGGCAACCGCGCCCGATGTGTTGAACTTTACCAAGCGGGTTGCGGTGGATGGCGCTGTCAAAGGGTTCTCGCCGACCCAAACGATGGCGTTCGGGACGGCGATGATTGCTGCGGGCGCTGAGGCAGATGTCGCGGCCACCTCGTTTCGGAATATGGGCAAGGCGCTGGCCCGGGGCGAGAGTGCGACGGATCGCCAACAGGCAGCTTTTGCGAAGCTCGGCTTGAGCTCTGCCAAGGTCGCCAAGTCCATGCAAAAGGATGCGGTCGGCACGACGATTGACGTGATGGAGAAGATCAACGCGCTGCCCAAACACCTGCAGGCATCCGTCACCTCTGATCTCTTTGGCGATGAGGCGCGCGCCCTGGCCCCGCTGATCAATAATCTCGATCTCGTGCGCGAATCTGTCGGCTTGGTCTCGGATCAGCAAAACTACGCGGGCAGTGCGGAGAAAGAATATGCCGCCCGCGCCCAGACCACGGCGAACAATCTCCAGCTGATGCGCAATCAGATGAGCCGCCTCGGGATCACCATCGGTGACGCGGTCCTGCCGCCCTTGAACGATCTGCTCAAGGCGGCCACCCCGATTGTCGAGAGCTTCACGGCTTGGGCAAAGGAGCACAAGCCCTTGGTCAAATGGCTTCTGGTCGGCGCAGCGGCGGTGGGTGGTCTGGCCGTAGCTGGCGGGGCGCTCTTAACGGCTGCGGGTGGGCTGATCGGCACGATGGCGATCCTGCGCTTTGGCCTTGTCGGTTTTGGCGCGCGTGCGGCCTTTGCGGCAGGGGATCTGCTGGGCTTGGGCGGCGCGTTTCGAGGTTTGCTGCGCCTGCCGAAGCTCGCGCTCTCAACGCTCATCACGCCGCTGCGCTGGACGTCGCGGCTCTTGCCGAATTTTGCGCCGGCCTTGGCGCGCTTCGTGGGGTTCCGCGCGGCGGCGAGCGCCGAGATGGCGGGGCTCGCAACCTCGGTGGGGATGCAGTCGAAGCTCATCGAGCGGAGCCTGTCTGGCATTCGCTGGAAAGCGTTTTCTGCGGGCACAATGGCCTTCCTGGCCATGAAGAGCCTGCCGAAGGACCCCAAAGATCTGGCCGGGTTCCAGGCCAAGAACCGGGAGGGCATGGAGGGCCTGTTCCGGTCCCTGCCGGGGCTGGGCTCGGTGATGGGCGGATATGACTGGCTGTTCAAAAAGGTGCACGGAACAGCGCCGCCGGTTGAAACGGGGATGAACTGGACGCGTCCGCCTGCGAATGAGGGCGGCGCGCCTGAGGCATCCTCGGGCCGGATCACGCAGCTTAAGAGTGAAGCGGAAGATCTTCGCGCGCAAATCGCCGGGATCGAAGGGCAGATCGCAAATCTGGGCGATGGGCCGATGACGGCAGCCATGGCGGCCCCGTTCCGCGATCAGCTGGAGGCGCGCAAATCCGATCTGGCCGATGTCGAGGCCGAGCTGAAGACCGCCAGCGCTGCGGCGGAAGATACCGGGCAGGCGATCAGCGGGCTGGATGACATTGCCGTCTCACCAGAGATCGACACGACGCAGCTCGATCGAGCCTTGGATAAGGTCGATCAGCTGGGGGCGGGGCTGCTGGCTTTGCCCTTTGCGGGGACGGGGCCGCGTCCCGTACCAAAGCCTGCGGGTGCGCGCGCAACGGGTGGGCCCGTGCGCACGGGGCTGCCGTACCTGGTGAACGAGAACACGCCGCGTTCGGAATGGTTCGTGCCCTCGCAATCGGGCGGCATCTTGAATGTCTCGCAGGCGAAAGACGCGATGCGCACGTCGTTGTCGTCTGCGGTGCAGCGGCCTGTCGGACGCAGCCCAGGTCTGTCGCGCCTGCACCAGGGTGTGCAGGGGCTGCGGGCGGCCAGCCTTGCGATGGTGGCGGCAGCGCCCGTCGCGGCCCAACCTGCGGCGACCTCTGGGGCGGTGAGCGTCCAGATCGAGAACTTCACCGTGCAAGTGCCGTCTGGCGTCTCGGATCCGGAGGCAATTGCGGATCTTGTCTCTGAGCGGCTCGGGCAGCGGGTCGCGGCCACGATCTCGGCCAGTTTTTCTGATTAAGGGGGTGATATGGCGGGACCAGTCACGATGGCCCTTGGGCCGTTCATGTTCCATGCGCATGGCTTTGGCTATACGGGCGTCGGGCGCAAGCTCGATACCAGCTGGGCCGAAATTGAAACGGCGGGGCGGTTTAACGCCCTGCAATGGACCGGGCCGCGCAGCGAGGTGGTCACGATCACGGGCGTGCTGTTTCCCAAAGAGTTTGGCGGGGCAGGGACGCTGGAGAGTGTCCGGCTTGCGGCCACCTCGGGCGTGCCGCTGATGCTGGTGTCGCTGGGCGGCAAGGTCTTTGGAAGCCATGCCATCCAGAAGATCGATGAAGATCGCGCATTCCATGACCGCTTCGGCGCGCCGGGGCGCAATGCCTACACGATTGAGGTGAAGCGTCTCGGCGCAGGGTTCTCGCTGCTCTCACTGTTGGGGGTGATCTGATGGCCAGTACCTATATCACCGCCACGGGCGATGCGTTGGATCTGATCTGCCTGCGCGCTTATGGCGTGCAGGCGGGGGCGGTCGCGCAGGTGCTCGAGGCCAATCCGGAGATCGCAGACATCGCGCATCGTCTGCCTGCGGGGGTCGAGATCATCCTGCCCGATTTGGCGGTGCAGGATCAGGCGCGCCAGCCAGTGAGGTTGTGGGACTGATGACGCATCCAAGCATTCAGGTCACGGTGGATGGCGTCCCGGTCTCGGGGCCGTTCTTCAATAGGCTGGTCAGCCTGACCATCACCGATCGCGAGGGGATCCGCTCGGACACTCTCGAGCTGGTCTTTGAGGATAGCGCCCCGCATATCCAATCGCCCCGGCGGGGCGCGGTGGTCCGCGTGTCGCTGAGCAATGGGGCAGGGGGCGGCTTTGTCGGGGCCTATATCATCGACCGGGTTGCGTTCTCTTGTCTGCCCTACACGATCTCGGTGCGCGGGCATTCCGCCGATCTGCGCTCTGAGATGAAGGCGAGCAAGACCAAGTATTGGGATAACGCCTCGGTCAAGGCCATCGTGGAAGAGAAGGCCAAGGCGTACGGGCTGAAGGTGAAGATCGCGGCGGCGGTCTCAGGCCATGTCTATCATTGGATCGGGCAGCAAGACGAATCCGATCTGAACTTCCTCGAGCGTCTTGCACGCCGACACGGTGCGCTCTTCACGATCAAGAACGGCGTGCTGCTCTGGTTGGAGCGCGGGACAGGCAAAACGGCGGAGGGTGCTGCGATTGCACCTGCGGTGGTGCTGCCGCCCTCCATCATTGAGGGCTCATGCCGCATGTCGGAGACCGATGTGGATCGCTTCGCCACGGTCAAAGCCTATTGGCAGGATCGGCGCGGGGCAAAGCGGCAGGAGATCATCGTGCCCGCCGATCCGGACGGTGTCGGCGAGCACGTCCTGCGCGATCCTTACAGCTCGCAGGCAGAGGCCGAGGCCGCCGCGAAAGCTGCGGCGCGCGAGATCGTGCGGGGCTTGATTGAGGTGAGCTGCGCGATTGTCGGTCGCCCCGGGCTGATGGCGGGGCAGCCTGTTCTGTTCTCGGGCGTGCGCCCGGTGCTCGACGGCCGGACATTCATCGTCGATCTCGTGACGCATAGCTTTGCCAAGTCGAGCGGATTGCGCACGAGCTTCAGGGGCAAGCTGAAGGCCGAGAGCTGAGCAAACAACACTAGAACGACCACGACCCGCCGCAGGCGGGCTTTTTTATGCGCGATTGGAGGGGGCATGACGGCCATGCGAAAGGAAACCAAAGAGGGGTGGGTCGCATTCGCCCGAAACATTACGGCGGTTGTCACCGCCTCGACGCTACTGGTGACCGGGTTTTGGTATCTTGCCGGTCCGCGCATCAAGGCCGATCTCGGGGAGCTGATCACCGAGCAGATGGGGCTGAGCGCCGATGACTTGGAGCAGATCCAAGCCTCACAAGAGAGCATCCGCAACTCGATCCAGTCGCAACAAAACACCATCGCCACGATCAGCAAGACGCAGGCTCAAGTCGCGGACACGGTGAAAAAGGTGGTGGACCGTCTGGCGGCGCTCGAAGAGGCAAAGCGCGTCGAGGGCACGCCGCCGATCCTGTTCTCGGCGCGTGGCAACACTGTGACCAATGCCACGGTCGGCGGCGTGGTTCGCCAGACGTGGATGATCAAGAAGCTGCGGGACTGCGGGCGTCCTCGATCGCGCGCCTATTTTATCAACGGCAACAGCATCACGCATGTCTTCAGAGACAAGAGCACCACGGATCGCGAGGGCTATGGCGTCTCGTTGGACATCTCGACGGATTTCCAGCCGGTCCGGTTCAGCGCCCGCATTCCTGCCAATGAGGACGTGCAGCCCACCGGAGACGGTGTGGCGCTGGCCTATCTGATCGTCGATTGGCCCGAGCGCTGCCCGAACGTCCCGCCGATGCGCTCGCCAGACGTGCCCTTCCGAATCCTACCCAAACAGCAATGAGAAAGAGAGCTGACATGAAAATGAGAGCTGACATAAAAATGAAACTTGTCGATGACCCGCAGCGCGCGCTGCGGTCCTATTCGTTCTGGCTGATGCTGGCTTGTTCGCTGACTTTTCTGGTGCCCTACATCGCCTATTCGGTCTTCCAATATGACGGCATGGACCCGATCGTCATGGGCTGGCTGGGCATCGGGTTCAATCTCGGCGCGCTGATCCTGCGCCTTGTCGCTCAGCCCGATGGCTGGGGCCGCAATCTGCTGCGGATCATCATCGCTCTGGTGGTGATCTCGATCTTTGGCCTGCTGGCTGTCCCGTCTGCGAATGCGGGCGGACTGCCCGAGGCGAAGTTCCAGCCGCGCGATGCGCCGATCACCTCTGGCGCAACCGTCACCGAAAAGCAGATTATTGAGAACGCGCTGCCCTTTCTTGAGAAATGGGAGGGCGTGCGTCTCAAGGCATATATTCCGGTGCCCGGAGATGTGCCCACAATCTGCTCGGGCACTACGCGGGGGGTGAAGCTGGGCATGGTGCTCACGCCCACGCAGTGCAAGGCGATGCTGCGCTCTGAGGCAACGGAGTATTGGCGCGGTGTTGCGGCCTATATGACCGAAGAAACCTTGCGCAGCCGGATCAGCGTGCCGCGCGGTGGGGCGTGGACCAGCTTCTCGATCAATCTCGGTTGGGTGACTGCTGGCCGCGCCACGGCAATGCGCCGCTTGAACGCCGGCGACATTCGCGGGAGCTGCGATGCCATGACCTGGTACAATCGCGCTGGCGGGCGGATCATGCGCGGGCTGGTCAATCGGCGCGGCGCAGAATGGGTCAACTGCATGGCTGGGCTCGGCAATGCTTAGCTGGCGTCTGATCCTATGGGCCGTAGCTCTGAGCGCAGCGGCGGTGGGCGGCTGGGCGGTCTGCCAGTGGCGCGCAGACGCCAAGATTGCGGCCCTCCGGCTGGAATGGTCGCAGGCCACGGCAGCCGCCCTCAAGGCTGAGCGGTCGCGCACCACCACCGCCATCATCGCCGCCAACAAGGCCAACCGGGCGCTATCCGAGGCCGAGGCCAATTTGCTCGATGCGCGAGAGGCGCGCGACCGGGCGCAAAAGGAGCTGATACATGCGTTTGATGCTGATCCTGATCTGGATCGCCCCGGCCTGCCTGAGCGGGTGTGGCGAGACATTCTTCAACACTGGGCCGATCAATGACCCGCTGCCGGCACCTCGCGTTGAGTTTCCGGCAGCGGCGCGTCAGCCATGTGCAAACCCAAGAGCGTTGGTTTCGCGCGGAGGGGAGATGGCTGACGACGCGAAAGCGATCACGCGTTTGGGCAACGCGTTGATCGAATGTGAGGCGCGGCGGGGATTGGCACTGCGTTCGGCAGAGGTTGCGCGAGGCTAG